CAGATAATAAACAAAAAGTGGCGAATGGTATGGGTTGCCTTGCAGCTCAATTAATTGCTAACTTTAAGGATGGGCCGGGTCAATTTTATTTACATGAACCAGTATTAGACCAAGATTCTGGTCAGGAGTATGAATACCATATTTTTGACCACGAAATTGATGTCAAAGATTATTATGGCAAAACCATATTTTCGGGTGACTATGAAGAATTTCAATCTTTTTGTAAAGAAGATGAATAGCGGCAAACTTGGCAATCCGCTCTTGACAAAATTGCCAAAATGTGTTAGGATGTTAATTCAATAATAAAAATTGGAGTTTATATTATGAGTAAAGCAACAAAAGCAACAAAAACAAAGTTGAAGCCTTTTCAAAAGCTTCTAACAATTATGATTTCTGGTAAGCCAGTAACAGTTGAAGAAATTGATACCTTGCTTGGTAAAGAAATCTATATGTACCGTATTTCAACCTATATGTGGCACATTAAGACTATGGCTAATGGTGTAGTTAAAGCTATTAAGACAGGTCGCAAAGTGACTGCTTATCAATTAGTGAATGTAGACCAAGTTAAGGATTACATGACACGAGTTGGTGTAACAGGTTCAGGCTATACGCCCGGCGCTACAGTTAAGAAACCATCTATCTCTAAATTGGCTGACTTAAATTCAAAGCCAGTAGCTGATGTTGTGGTTGAAACGCCAGTAGCACAAGCTGCTTAACCTTCATAGGGAATTCAGCCCAATCCGAGTTATCGGTAGCAGGCTAATTTTGAATGACCGTAATGGCGCCCTATCCCTATTCTTATGATTAGATATATCATACCCTTAGCATTAGCTAGTAGCCTAGTGCAGGCAAGAACAGAGGTCGGTATCGGTGAATACCGCTACGGTCCCGATACACCTCAAAACCTTGCTTGTTTAATGGCTGAAGATTTAGCAAAAGAAAATGCTATCACAAGGTTTGTTGGTGAAGAAGTTGAATCTTCCACTTTTGAAAGATGTAATGAGCGAGATTGTGAGTTACAAAAAGACACCATCAATGATATAAAAGGCTACATTAAACATATTCACACCAAACAGGAAAGAAAAGTTGAATTAAAAGGTTATACATCGTGCATAGTAACAATTAGAGCTGATGTTGAGAAGTTGAAGAATGAAATTAAACTTAACCTTAATAATGATTCTTTTCAATTCAAAACTGGTGAAGAAATAGTTTTTCGTGGTGTGGTAAACAAAACAGGCAATTTGGTCATATACAATTTATATGATGATGTTTATAATAAAGTATATGAAGAAAAGATTACCTCAATTAATAAAGAATTTGTGTTACCATCCTCAAAGAATAAAATAGTAGCAAGGTTACCCGAAGATAAACTATCTTCAAAAGAGGTATTGATGTTTTTATTTACTGAAAATGATTTTGAATTCAAAAGTAAGCTTACAGAGCTTGAGATGAAATCATTTTTGAGAAATATTCCATCAGAACAAAGACAAATAGTTAATCGTTATGTTTATATTATGAGGAATGTATGATGAAAAATAAATTATTAATAGCACCGTTAGTGTTAGCATTAACTGGTTGCTCAAGTATTAAATATACCACAGGTTTTGAGATGACGGCACCTAATTCTACCGCCAAGGCTGAAGTTGGTGCAGAGATTGCTTATCCAGATTGGTATAAAGAATCTAAACAAGAAGATGGTGTTTTATATGCCGTTGCTAGTGAATATTCTAAAGATATGCAGTTTGCCGTTGATAAGGCTATGTTATCTGCTAAACGAGAATTAGCGGCTAACTTCTCATCTCATGTTAGCGCTCTATTAAAAGATTATGCGACCGAGGTTGGTGAAATGGATTCTGGACTTGTCCGTGACATTGATAGAACAACCAAGTTAGTGGTGAATAAAGTAAACCTTGTTGGTGTGCAACGAACAAACTTTTTAATTGTTCATGCTAAAGATGGTTATCGTGCATTTGTAAAATTGAGATATGCAACCGATGACAGTAATAAATTACTTGTGCAAGAAATTAAAAAGAACAGGCAGTTAAATGCTAAATTACAAGCTTCTAAATCATATAAAGAATTAGAAGTAGAAGTAACCAAATTAGACCAAGTAGAACCAATTCAAGCGAAAGTAATTACGCCTGAAGAAGTTAAAGTTAATTAATGAATATATTTTATTTACATAACGACCCTAAACAATGTGCTCAAGAACACCTTGACAAGCATGTTGTGAAGATGATTATTGAGTATGCTCAATTGATGTCAACCGCTCATCGTGTGCTTGATGGTCAAAGTTATATGGATAAAACGGTTAACAACCGAAATATTAAACGATGGCGCCTTGAAGACGCTAATCGTGAAACAAGATTGATGAAGGCGTCACACATAAACCATCCTAGTGGTATATGGTGTCGTGCTAATCAAAAGAACTACATGTGGCTGTTTGAAATGTGGCTGTATCTCCTAGAAGAATACACCTTTCGCTATGGCAAACAGCACGCATGTAGCCGATTAAAGGATGTATTGAATTCATCACCAAATAATATACCAAGTGGTGAATTCTACCCTCCTACACCGGCTATGCCTGATGAATGTAAAATTGCCAATGATTCGTTAGCATCTTACCATAAATACTATGTTGAAAGAAAGAACCATTTTGCAAAATGGACTAAACGAGATATACCTACATGGTATAAAAATGGATTAAATAATGCCAACCTATCTTTTTCGTGATACGAATACCGGCGAAATACATGAAAGACTTATGAGTATGGCGGCTCGTGAGGATTATCTTAAAGAAAATCCACACATGGTCACCATTATTCAAGCGCCAATGTTAGTATCGGGAGTTTCTACTTCTAATGCTAAACAGAATAAAGTGCCCAATGGATTCAAAGAAGTTTTATCTAAAGTAGCAGAGGCTCATCCTACGAGCACCGTTGCTGAAAGATATGGTAAAAAATCCATTAAAGATGTAAAGACAAGAGAAATCGTTAAGAAACATGTTGACAAAATAACAAAAGGAAACTAATGAAAAAATCCCTATTATTGATTGCTTTATTATCAGTATTGAATGCTCAAGCTGAAGATAAAAACAATGCAACACATATTCAATTGGTAAATCGTAATACCGTTGGTGATGATGCAAATGACCCCAATCGTGTAGGTATTAATATCACACAGGTTCATAAACTAGCAAACAATTTTAATATGGATATGAATGGACAATATCGTGAACAAAATGGTTACGATAAGAATACTTCAACAAGGTTTGAACTTGGTGCTACTCCTCATAATGATTTCTTTTATATAAGAACATCATTAGGTGTTAAATCACAAAATGATACTCATCTCTATTATTCTTTAGAGCCAGGATTAATATGGACATTATCTGACAAGGCGATAGTCAAAACTGGATATCGTTATCGTGATGCTTTTAGTAACGATAAAAATGATATGACACACACCGCTCGTATCGGCGCAGAATATGCTTTAACAGATACCCAAAGCATTACAGCTGGCTATGACCTTTCATTCGGTGATAGCGAATGGAACGGACTTTCAGCCGGTTACGCTGTTAGATTTTAATTCTAAAATAGAAAGTTACATTATGTTTAATTATGTGAAGCTACCTGAGCTGCAGGCCGAGCTCAAATCAGAAACGACCAATAAGGGCAGAACCTATGTTACACCAAGTGGAAATGTTTATCCATCCGTAACAACGATTCTATCACCTTATTCAAAAGATGCCATTTTGGAATGGCGCTCAAGAGTTGGTGAAGACGAAGCGAACCGTATTTCAAGGTTAGCTGCCAGTCGTGGTACCAAATTACATTTAGCGTGTGAACAGTATTTGCTTAATGAATTATCACCAATACAAATACAAAGTTTAATGCCTGACACTAAAGATTTATTCCTTAAAGTTAAACCACATTTAGATAAAGAGATAGGCACAATTTATGCAATTGAGCGGCCGATGTGGTCAGATAAATTAAGACTTGCTGGTAAACCAGATTGTATCGCCGAATGGAATGGTGAATTATCTGTGGTTGACTTTAAGACTTCAACAAAAGAAAAGCAAGAAGATTATATTCTGAATTACTTTATGCAAGCTACGGCTTACTGTGAGATGTTTGAAGAATTAACCGGTAAACAAATTAACCAAATCGTATTGGTGTTTGGTTTAGTTGAAGGTGGTTCTCAAATTGTAGTAAAACAAAAACATGATTACCTAAAACCATTGAATGAATATATTGATTATTATTGGTCAGGTATTAATGAAGAATTTGCTTGACAATAATTAATCATTGTGATAGGATCATATTATGCCTTTAGTATTAGAAGAAGTTAAAGAGATTGCCGAATCAGTTGTAGAACAAACTGAAAAAGTAAATACTCTTATCAATTATGACACCATATCAGATGTGGCTTTTTTGATGTGTATTGGTGCAGTATTATTCTTTTTTTCTAAATTTATTGGCGTATTATTTAAGTGGATAGGTCTTATTATAATAGCCCTATGTGCATACACAATTTTTATGTCATAAGGAACTATTATGGGTGATGGTGGTAAAGGCTCTAAACCAAGGCCATATAGTGTGAGCCAGGAAGAGTTTGATAATAATTGGGATAATATCTTCAAAAAAGACAAGTCCAAAGACAAAAATATACTAAATAAACCTAGTAACCAAACACACACAAAGGTTACTAACACAAACACAGACACACAGGAGAAGTAAATGTCAAATATGACACCTTTTGAAATTCGTCTTGAGCTATTAAAAATGGCGAAAGAAATGCTTGAAGAAGATTACCGAAGCAAGCGAGAACAAATCAGTAATGATTGGTCAGTCAAAGTTGAAGTAGCAAAACTTAATGGCGGATCAATACCAGACCATCCAGGTTTCCCAACATACCCATCAGAAAAAGATATTATAACCAAAGCACAAGAACTCAATGGCTTTGTTTCTAATATTGAAACAAAAACTGTAAATAAAAAAGCTAGCGCAACCGTATAGCCAAAGGCGTTTTATAGCCCTTAACTAAAAGGAGATACTATGCAGAGAATTCATACACTCAGCACATCAACAATAATTATTGCAACACTTATATCAGTATTAATAGTTTTAGGATTCAGTAGTGTGATGGCAACACAAATAAGTCCAATGCCAGTTAAAATTAGTTATAACGATTTATCACCAAAAGCAAAACAACAAGTAGAATGCTTAGCACAAAATATCTACTTTGAATCAGGCCATGAATCTAAAGAAGGCCAAATTGCCGTAGGCATGGTCACCATGAACCGTGTTAAAAGCGGAATATTTCCAGATACCATTTGTGGTGTAGTTAAACAAAAAACACAATCAACTTGCCAATTTTCCTGGATCTGTGAAGGCAAATTTGATGTTAAATCCTTGACACACTTCAATCATTCGTTGTATAATAGTGTTCGTGAATTAGCTGTATATGTTTATGCCAATCACGATAAGATAGAAGACCCAAGCCGTGGTGCTTTATTCTATCATGCAGATTATGTTCATCCAAAATGGAAAAATGTAACATATCTAACACAAATTGGCCGACATAAATTTTATGATAAAAAGGAAACAAACTAATGACACAAGTAAAAGAAGCCGTTAAAGTAAGTGCAATCTTCTTTGTTTGTTTAACAATTGTATTGCTATCAATTACTGGTGGTGTTGCGTATTATTATGCTCATGACCGATTATTGATGTCAAAGAATGTTTCAGAAGCAATTGAAAAAGGAATTGACCCATTATCAGTAAGATGCTCTTATGCTTCACACTCTGACACCGTTTGTGTTGCATATGCGTATTCAAAACAAGGCAAAATATCAGCTCCCGACCAACCTATATCAATTAAGAAATAATATGCCAACCAAAGATGAGATGAATAAGTTTGCTCGTGCTATTGACGGTTTAGTAGCAAACACAGATTATAATTACATAGAAGCTATCGTAGAACATTGTAAGAAAACAGGATTAGAAATTGAAGTGGCCGCTACACTCATTAATGCCAATCTTAAATCAAAGATTGAAATGGATGCTATGGACCACAATTTACTTAAAGAGAAAAGCTCTCGTTTACCAATATGAGTTTCGTTGCTATCTCATACGCATTTCAAAATAGCAAATTAACTTAAAGGAGTATAACATGCCTAAAGTCACTTTAGATGTTAATTTATTAGCTAATGTAGCGCTTGCTGTATTAGTAGTTGAGTTAGTTGGCAAAATCACCGGTTGGTGGTAGTATAAAAGAGTTGGGAGAACTCTACAAAACTCCCACTTTATTATGATGAGAAACTATGACTGGTTATGAAACTTTTGCAATATTTCAAGCTCTGAAGCTTCATTTTACCAAAGAGGCTTATGACTTCTTCAAGTATAACGGCAAAACATCCGTAACCGTAACCTCATTTGAGAATCGTAAAGACAAGTATCACTTCTATAAATTATCACGCAAGTTTAATACAAAAGAAGAACTCATAGAATTCATTGTATTCAATTTGATTGAAGATGAACATATGTGGGTTGGTAATTTGTTACAAGAAGAAGCTGATGCACGATACCTTAAACATAAAAAGTATCATCAAGCTATATCTTATATGTTTAAGAATGATTGTCAAAAACTATTTGAAGGGTTAGATAACCCAAATTCACTATTGATTACCGATGGTGATTACCCAATTCTTTTGACCAAAGCGTTACGAAAAGAAATTGAGATTGAGTCCTTATGTATTTTGAATATGTTACTCAACTTCTTTCCAATGTGGTCAAAGAAAATATCGGATACTATCCGATGGCCTGAATACCGTAAAACGATACTCAAGTATACCGCATTTATGCCTCAAGATAGTGTAAGATATAGGTTAATTCTGAAAGAAGTATTGAATCAGAATACTAAATAAGATATATTATGGTAGTTTGTGGATAAGAAAATACAAAAAATACATTTATACATTTACATACGAAAGGCAATACAATGAGCAACTTTGAATCACTCA